CAACCTTGAAAATGTCATCAATCTTACCTTCAAAATCAGGTAATTGTATCATCATTGCACCGCCAGCATTTTCAGCACCGATAAAATTTTCTATTGTTTCTTTTACCTCATCCGCTTCACTTTGTTTAGCAAAATATTCAGGATTTGGTATTTGTTGACCATCTGAGTAGATAGTTTCAGGTAAATCATTCGATACTAAAGGCGGTGTAACTACTAACTGCTTACCAAAGAATCCCTTTCTTAGTAATTGGTTTCTGTAAACACCTGCTTGTGCTTCACTATCACAGTCGTTTAAAACAGCATCAAATCTAGATAATGGGTAAATATTGTTTCTATCTAAGTTTATAAATAAAACTTGACCTTTATACTTCTCAATTTTACCAGCCTTTTCAATTTGCGCCTTTACAACGTCTTTATTTGAATTATAAACATCATAAATCTTTACATCTTCTTTTGAATCGTTCCAATCTAACTTGTATAGTATCTTACCATTATACTCTTTAGCATCCTTTTTACCTACTCTACAACGCTCAAAAGGTAATACTATAGGATTGACTGGCTCAAAATTTAAGTTATAACCAAAATGTATAAAAACCCCTCTTTGTCTTACAATATCTTCAGCAATATCACTGCTAAAGTCTATTAATTTTTGTTCTTTATTTACCTTGTAATTGTCGGCAATACCTAAGCCACTACCTAAAATGTATTGAAGCATCAAATCGCTTGCCATTTTAGCAGTAATAGAGTTGTTTATTAGCCTATCTACACGTTCCGGATAATCATTATCTTCTCCATTCGTATAAATCTCTAACTTACCACTCCATTTAACAACCTTTTTAATAATATTAAGGATGTCAACTTTCATTATTTACGTTTTTTACGTGTTTTACGTGTTTTTTTAGGCTTTACTTCTTTAGATTCTAAAACCTCAATTTGTTTTACATCCTCTTTTGGATAAGTGTCAAATAAATAATCTAAAGAAAACTCCTCTCCTTTATTTTCAAAAACTTTCTTATAACGATTTATAAGTGTTTCTGCATATTCATCTGTAATATTTTTATTTGTAACAAATGTAGCACTACCAAATTCTAATTGTAAACCCTCTCTTTTTTTGTGTAATCTGTATTTTGATTCGTTCTCCATTGTATCGTATTTTTTAATAAATTTGTCGTGGTATGATTTTAAACACCTTTCACAAGATGGATTAACAACCTCGACGTTAAACTCTTTTTTGTAGTCTATTAAGAATTGTTTTAAATAAGGCGCACCATTAGGATTAGTTCCGCTTATGATTGCGCCTATATTTAATTTATGCCATTGCATTTTTAAGCTTGTGCAAACTTAGCAACGAATGAAGCCAATGTAGTAGAATAGTCTGTTTCTACTAAAGTTTTTGGTAATCCTGTTTCATCCTCTCCTTCTGCACTTGACAAAGCAAACGATATTACTCCGTTATTTTCATTAGAGCCATAAGTCATAGTTTCTAATTCTAAACCGCTCTCTAATCCAAAAATCTCAAATGCATCAGCGTTGTCAGTACCTTTGTATTTTCTATTTACTACAACAACGTATTTGCCACCGCTTGCAAGCTTCTCTGACTGCTCTTTGTTAGCTGAATTAGGTGTAAGTACAACGCCATTAAAAGTGTGCTTAAATGTATCAAAAGAAAACTCTTGTTTAACCAACTCCCAAGCTGTTGTATTAACTTGCTTCACACCTTGTAATAAGTACCCTGTTGAGCCACTTGTTAATTGTAAATTAGTTACAATAGTTTTGTTTGAAGCATCGTAAGTTACTGCTGAATAGTCTATATCGTCTCTATTTATTAAGATAACATCACTCTCTAAACCACCTTTAGCCTTGTCATCACAAGATAGTGCAAAGTCCGCATCTAATAATCCGCATATTACTGCCATATTTTTATATTTTTAAAGTTAAAAAAAAGGGGTTAAATTAATAACCCCATATTAATTTAGTAAGCTTTTACAGTTAAGTAAGACTCCATGTGTTTAGCATCTATTGAGTAGATACCATCCATGTAATTAGTCTTTGTAACTCTATCGTAAAAAGCATCTATCTCTCCAAAGTCTCCACTCGCTAAAGTACCAACCTTTAAATTGTCTTTAGTTGAAAGTATCGCTCTATTAGGTAAGTTTAAAGTCGTTCCGTTATCCTCATAAGCTTCAATTACTCTATCCCATAAGTTAACCTCTAATACTTCAATACCTTTAAAGAAAGCAGTCATTTGACCATTTTCTGTAATTGTAGTATTACCAGCTCCAGAATTTTGTATATTTTCTAAGTCATCGATATAAGCATCGAAAATACTAGACGTTACATAAAACTTTGCCTGTCCTGACTTAATCAATCTTTTGTCAGCTTTCTTATACATAGCTCTTAAAGTTGCTAAAGCGTCTCCACTCGCTAACTCTTGAGCCACATAAGAAGCACCTGAATTTTTAGTAATTTCAACGTAAGGTACATTTGTATCCGCTGTGATTTGCTTAAATAATCCGTTAAAAGTATCAAAGTAACCCGCATCAGTTCCGTTAGTTAATACTCCACCATTTACTACCGTATTAGCAGACGTGTCGTTAAACCAAACTTTACGTAAAATCTCCTCAGGTAATACCTCGATAACTTTTGCTACTAAGTACTGACCAACACTAGATTGTGACCCCTCGATAATATTGTAAAAATCAGGATTCATTTTAGCCATTTGATTAATAAGCTTGTCTTGTGCATTTACATCAGTAGAGCATTGCTTTAATCTAAAGTCCTCTCTAATTGGTGTCCATGTTTTTTCAGTTAGTGTAATACCACCAATCTCATTAGGAGTACAACCTGTTACAGCCTTACCAATTAATCCCATTCTACCAGCAAATACTATCTGCTCGTTGTACTTAATACCCTCAACTACGTCATGTAGTTCATTAAGTTGTCTGTCATTCCAAGATAATTCATTGATTACCTGTGATAAGTCCTTTAATTCTTCTTGATTAAAGCTAAAAGACCCGTTGTTTATTAAACTTGCCATATCTTATTTTTTGTTTTTAATTTTGTTTACCATTCCTTTATAACCACTTTCAGTTTCAGCTTCTTTTTTAGCTTCAACTTTCTCAACATCTTCAAATTTAGAAGTGATTTTGCTTTTTAATTCTTTAGTATCTGCTTGCATTTTAGCGATAATACTTTCTTTTTCTTCGATAACTAATTCTTTAGCTTCGATGTTAGCTTGAAAGTCTGCTAATTGTTGCTCTAGTTGTGCGATACGTTCTGCGCTTGCGTCAGCTTCTTCTGTTTCAGCTTCGATAACCTCTGTTAATAGACCTGCTACAAATACAAAAGTTTGTCCATCAGGCATAATAAAAGAGCCTTCTGCATCAGCACCGTCTACCAATGCCATTGATACGCCAATTTCAGGTTGTTCGCCCTCTGCAACATCTACAAAGTCAATCTCTACACCGTTTGCATCCTGCAATACGATATTTTTTACATCAGTTTTTTTACCAATGTTTAGGATTTGCTCGAATTTTTTTTCAATCCAGCTTTTATCCTCGTTACTCAAATTATTCATTTTATCTGTGTTAAAATTAAAAGTTGCTTTTGCTAAGACTGGTATATTAGTAGCCTTAGTTGTAGTGAAGTTTAAATCTTGTGCTAAGTTTGGACTTAACCAAGTTTCGTAATCTAATAATGGTCTAATTGCTTCTTCTCCTAAACCAGTAGCATCTTTATAAAAGTCAATAATTTTCTTATCGTACTTTTTAAGCATCGTATTATATTCGTCAATCTCTTTAGATGTTCCGTTAATACCACCGCTAGGCATATGTACCATAAATTCAGCACCCAAGTCTAAAGTACGCTCATTACCTGCCATAAAAATTACAGTTGCTATACTTGCAACCATTTCTTGACCTACTGTTTTAATCGGAACGTTTAAGGATTTTAAATAAAAGTAAATATCAAACCCAACATCTACAATTCCACCAACAGAATTAATGTAAACTGTAAAGTTTGTCGCTTCTTTTTGCTTATTGACTTGTGAGATAATATCCACTAAGTGTACATCTTCTCCAATTTCGCCTTTTATATTAATAATTCCCTCCATACTTTACAAAGATAATTTAGATTCACTCTAAATAATTACAATTAGTTTTGTTAAAAAAGTATAGTTGTTAAGGTTAAATTTGTTACATGATTTTGATACTATTATTTTTTGGATTGTTTGTTTATTCTGTAAGCATTCAGCTATATAGATTCATTCTAAATAATAAAAAAGAGCATAAAAAAAACCCTGACGAATATCAAAGGTTTTTAAATGAATTGGATAGTATTATTTATTCATAAATTT